TTTCGTTCGTGGCAAAGGCTACTGAATATGAACTACAAGATCATACAAGGTGATTGTCGTGAAGCACTCAAGCAAATTGATGCAGATTCTGTTCATACTTGCGTTACCTCACCTCCGTACTTCGGACTTCGTGACTACGGAGGTGGTGAGGGAGAGATTGGATCGGAGCAGGAAGTCAACGAGTATGTTCAAGCACTCGTTGATGTATTCCGTGAAGTTCGCCGCTGTTTGCGTCCTGATGGCACTCTATGGTTGAATCTTGGTGATTCATACATGGCACAGAAGAATGTCGCTCCTCCACCACAATCAATTGGTGGGCAGAGGGATATGCCTACATTCATTCCTGGAAATCGCAGGGAGCAGAAGGGTCTGAAACACAAGGATCTCATCGGCATCCCTTGGAGAGTTGCATTTGCCCTGCAAGCGGATGGCTGGTGGCTGCGTCAAGACATCATTTGGTCAAAGCCAAATCCGATGCCTGAGTCCGTCACAGATCGCTGCACTAAGTCGCATGAGTATATCTTTCTTCTTTCCAAGAAGTCTCATTACTACTATGACCATGAGGCGATCAAGGAGCCTTTAGCAGAGGCTTCTTTTGGTAGGGCTGAACGAAAGAAGAAACTCATTGAGCGAACAGGTCTTGGTACTTTGGGTAAGCAAATTGAGGATGGGGTTGATCCAAAGCATGGATATGCTGGTTTGGCGATGGCTAGGAATGGAAAGACTGGCTATTCTGATGATGGTTTGAAAAACAAGCGTTCCGTTTGGACGGTAAACACCAAGGGATACAAGGGAGCGCACTTCGCGGTCTATCCAAAGAATCTTATTCTTCCTTGCATTCTTGCAGGGTGTCCTGAAGGTGGCACGGTGCTAGATCCATTTACAGGATCGGGAACAACCGCTGTTGTGGCTCTTGAAAACAAAAGAAACTTTGTGGGAACTGAACTGAATCCCGAATACATTCAGTTGGCAGAGAACAGAATCAAAGAAGAGATCCCATCAACTCTTGCATCTCTGATGCAATGAGATATACTTACCTCTATGAAGAAGTTCTACACGAATGTTGCCATTCGCGGCAATCGCATTCTGCATCGCGGCTATGAGAATGGGATTCCCTTTGCCGAGGAGCAGACTTTCCAACCCACCCTCTTTGTCACGGGCAAGAAAGGATCGGCATGGCACACGCTTGATGGCAAGAGTGTTGAACCTATAGTATTCGATGACATCGACTCAGCGCGGGAGTTTGTTGAGAAATACAGAGATGTCCATGCATATCCCATCTACGGGAACACAGACTATCTCTATCAATTCATCGGTGATGAATACAAGTCCGAGATCAACTATGATATGAAGTTGATGCGGATTGCCTACCTCGACATTGAAACTGAGTCGGAGGAAGGCTTTCCCAATATCGATACTGCAAACGAGCGCATCAATGTCATCACGCTGATCGTTGGCGAGAAGAAGTACACCTACGCATTGGGGAATGTCGATCTTACGAAGATGCCGACAGATTTCCATGTGAATGTGTATGACAACGAAGAGCAGATGCTTGGTGACTTCATGCTCACATGGCAGACTCTTGGAATTGACATTATCACAGGATGGAATGTTCAGTTCTTCGACATTCCGTATCTTGTGAACAGAATGACTCGTCTGTTTGGTGAGAAGTTTGCCAAGAAGTTCTCTCCTTGGGGCAAACTCAAGGAGCGCAAAGTTGAGATCATGGGTAAGGAAAGTATTTCTTATGAGATCGTGGGCATCAACACGCTCGACTACTTTGATCTCTACAAGAAGTTCACCTATGTGACGCGAGAGTCCTACAAGTTGGGTCACATCACCTCTGTTGAACTTGGAGAGACGAAGGTTGCGTATGTAGAGTACGACAACTTCTCTGATTTCTACAAGAACGATTTCACCAAGTTCGTCCAATACAACATTCAAGATACCATTCTTGTTCAGAAACTTGAGGCAAAACTCAGGCTTCTTGAACTTGCAGTCTCGTTGGCTTACTCTGCAAAGGTGAATCTTAATGATGTTTTCTCACAGGTCAGAACGTGGGAGCAGATCATTTATCACCATTTGCATGGCAAGAACATAGTCATTCCCCCGAAGAAGAAAGGAAAGAAAGATGCGTCATTTGAAGGTGCGTATGTCAAAGATCCGCAAGTTGGACAGCATAAATGGGTTGTCTCGTTCGACCTCGACTCACTATATCCCCACCTCATCATGCAGTACAACTTATCTCCCGAGACTAAGACGGCAGACGGGATTCGAAGGATGGTTACGCCCGATTCCTTCATCAAGGGTTCGCCTCTTGCCATATCAGAGCGAGAGAAAGCCGTACGCAGAGGAGTCTGTCTTGCTGCCAATGGTACGACTTATCGAAGGGATGTTCGGGGATTTCTTCCTGAACTCATGGGGAGAATGTACGAGGAGCGGAAGAACTATAAAAATCTCATGCTCGACGCAAAGGCTTCTCTCAAACGACTTCCTGTGGATGCGTCTGAGGAATGCAGAGAGAGTTTACGACTCTCCATATCGAAGTACCACAACTTCCAACTCGTTCGCAAGATCCAACTCAATTCCGCCTTCGGTGCCATTGGAAACGAATGGTTTCGGTACTATGATGAGGCGATTGCAGAGGCAATCACGCTATCGGGGCAGTTGTCGGTGCAGTGGGTCGAAAAAGATCTGAATCAGTATCTCAACAAGGCAAACGGCACAGAGGATGTCGATTATGTGATTGCAATCGACACAGACTCCGTCTATCTAAATCTTGGTCCGCTTGTGTCCAAGGTGATGCCAAATGAGAAGGACGAACAGAAGATCACGCAGTTCATTGACAAGGCATCCAATGAGGCAATTCAGAAGGTCATCAATAAGTCTTATGATCGCCTTGCTGAATACACAAATGCGTATGAGAACAAGATGCGTATGAAGCGAGAGTCGATTGCTTCATCGGGAATTTGGACTGCAAAGAAGCGATACATGCTAAATGTTCGCATGGGCGAAGAGAATGTTTATCTAAAGGTTCCCGAACTCAAGATAATGGGTATTGAGACTGCTCGTTCTTCCACACCAGAGGTTGTCCGCAATGCCCTCAAGGAAGCCATCTCAATCGTCATGAACAAGGACGAGGATCATGTGCATGAGTTTGTTTCGACCTTTAGGAATGTTTTTAAGAGCCTTCCGCCAGAGAAGATAGCATTCCCAAGAAGTTGCAATGGGCTGAAGGAGTATGGTGATCCTTCCACAATCTACAAGAAGGGAACGCCAATCGCAACAAAGGGTTCTCTACTGTTCAACTACAACCTCAAGAAGAACAAGTTGGGTGGAAAGTATCAGGAGATTCGTGAAGGGGACAAGATAAAGTTCTTGTATCTCAAGACACCCAATCCATTGCATGAGAAGGTAATCGCATTCGGGTCAAAGATTCCAGATGAGTTCAACCTCGACGGATTTGTGGATTACGATTTGCAGTTTGAGAAGACATTCCTTGAGCCTATGAGAAACATTCTTGGCGTTCTTGGGTGGAAGGAAGAACCTGTTCACACATTGGAAGGATTGTTTGGATAATGGCTTATCTGATAGCAAACATACCCCCTATTGAAGTATTTGTCCGTAAGGAATTTCTATATGATTTTCTTACAGATCAAAATGGAAAATCTCTTGGCAAAGATGAGTATGAATCGGCACACTGGCTGACAGTCAAGTCGATTCCCAATCAGGCACTCTATTTTGAATCATTGATTCATGACTATGGAGCGGTGTATGACAAGTTGCCTCTTCATGCTTTTGTGTGGAGAAAAGATGTTGATGTGAGAAAACTATATCCCTTGGATTGGTTGCAACTTTGGGATTGTATGTCATACAATATTTCTGTGATTCGTAAGGAGCGTCTACGAAACGCAAGATGTGAAGTAATGATGAAAGATAAGTCTCGCGCACCTGGCTACTATCTGTTTACAGTAGACCCATGTGCATCTGATCCAAACGAAGTAGATGTTGGGTGGTCCGAGACACCGAATGAACACAAATCTTTCAACATCATAAAGTTGGACAATGGTCAGTTTGCAGCACAGCCCAACAATCGAATCATATGGAGACATCAATCACAAACTCCATCATCTGATCTCAAGATTCCATACTTTAAATTTTCTACGCGCAAGTGGTTCTGCGAGAACCAAGATCGTTGGAGTGCATCGGGCGCAACAAATTTTAACTACGACACAAATACTGACGAAGAGTATTGACAGTGTGTATACCTATAGTACAATGAAGTGAAGCCTAACATAAGGAGAATATCATGGCTACAAAATTGGTTAGATTGGTTACGGGTGAAAATCTTCTCGCAAATGTTACCGATAATGGAAGTACACTCACGCTGAAGAAGCCAGCGATGATTGTGATGATTAACAAGGGAGAAGTCGGTCTTGTTCCTTGGATTCCATTTGCCAAGGAAGAAAGCGTTACGATTGCAACAGACAAGGTTCTGTACTGCGTCGATCCAGAAGAGAATACAGCAAACGAATATAGCACAGGCTTTGGCTCAGGTCTTGTCATGCCAACTGGTGGCGTGAAGCCCGTTTCGCTCAAACTCTCTGGAGAATA